GCGGCATCTGGGGTGGGTTGTATGCAACTTGTGGGGGCTTGGACAGGAAGCCGCAACTGATTAGCATCAACAAGCTTATCAACATCAGCCAGTTTTTTAGATATCTCATTTTTTGCCTTTCTTAATGCGCTATCTTTGTCGTTCAATGTCTGGGTCAAAGCCTGTTCAGTTTCTCGAGACTTTTCATTTAGCTTGGCAATTTCTGCCTGCATCTCAGCATCCCGATCAGCCCAGCCCTTGTGATGACCATATCCGTAAGCACCACCCACAGCAACCATCACCCCAACAATTATCCAAGGGTTAAGCATACTGGCCCTCTTTTCTAGCCAGGGCTATTTCTTCCCTTACTGAATCAGGTTCTAAATGGGCAGGGGGGGTTGTTGGCGGTGGAGGAGGGGTCCAGGTTTCATCCAAAGGGGGATTTACCCAGGTAGGCATAGCGCCAGATGATGTCCAAGTAGACGTAGGTGCTGGTGTGCTTATTGGTGCGCTTGCAGGGGGCGTAGAAGGCGGTGGAGGGTTAATTGCGTTGGACACAGCACCAACTGCCCTCTTACCCACGATACCCCCTATGCCACCAACAATTAGCAAAACTATATCGTTCAGCATCTTGGTATAGGCTTGGTCTATCGGTGCCATCGACTTGATAGGCTGGGTCACAAACGTCACTGAGTAAAGCAGTGCGACCACAATGCCAAACAGGATGATTGTGATCATCACGACCACAAACCCCCATATCCTTACTTCAATCTCTTCAGGGTTTAACTTGTGGTTTGACTTGAACGGGTTCAATTGGCTCAATTTTCTTCTCCAGTACTGGTGCGACAAGGTATTCAGGACAGGTTTGTGTAAACAAACAGCGAGGCTTTTGGCACTCTTTGAGATCAAAGTTATCTGGGTTCTGGCAGACATAGCGGTAGCGGTCTTCACACCCTGCAAGCAGTGCAATCAAAATAAAGAGAAACTTACTTTTCATGTCGTTGTCTTTCTTCATTCATCAACTTGCGGTCTTCTTCAAGCTGTTTACGCAAACGCTCCATCCGCTCGACTTGAGCCTTACTTTCTTTCTGTGCGGCAAGAGTGTCATAGTAAATACTGCCAATCAATGGAAGCATCAAAACAAACACCAGGACCATGCACACCAAGGCAATTAGAAACCCCATCTTACCTTTCGATCCATCACCAGAAGACTGAAGAACAGGGCGAGGTAAAGGAGGAACACTATACATACTGCGGCGTAAATCGCTTTGTCCTGTATTGCGCTGATTACCCTTCTTCGTTGCCATGCCGCTTCTCTTTGCCTTTGTTCCTGCGCCAACCTTGCTTCTTCTTGCTCTTCAATGATCTGAACTCTCATTGCGTTAACCCGTGTGTACAAGTTACCCAACTCGGGAGGACTTTGATACACCATGATCTCTCGGATCTCTTTGGCTAACTTCTCAAACTGTGTCTTTGCTAACTCCCTGTTTAACGCAGACTCCATGATGTTTTGATTGGGATCATAGACAGTTTTAGACTTCTCTTCTTCCTCTCGGATGTGGTCAGCAAGCTGTTGTTGAACTTTGAAAAACTGAGACAGATTTGCCGCCAGATCAGACACAACTCGGTTCTCATCCCAAACCTCGGCTTCAACCTTTTTAGGCTTGGGTGCAACAACAGCGGCACTTGGTTTAGGTTTCTTCTTGAAGAATCCAAAAAAACCTCCGACTTCTTCTGCAATCGTTTGTACTTCTTTTGCCGCCTTTTGAGCAGAAGCAACAGTCCCCTTTACCTCTTTGTATAACTCACACCCTTTGCGGATAGCGGCAACACAGCCATTTGCCATCGCCAGTAGGGTGAGAGGGTCCACATTAGGTCTTGTCTTGCTTGTTGTCTAGCTTGTTGAAGATCTGCTTGAGGATGTCTTTGATCTCTGCAATGTCAGCACGGTAGTCATCTTTTATGACATATTCGTGAGGCATATTGTTGATCTTGTCTTCAAGCTTGGTAATCTGTCTAGTCAATGTGTTGATCACATAGACAGCAAGAAATCCAGCCACGCTGACAATAGCGTTGAATAGTTGTTGAACATCCATGATTACCTCGGTGGTACTGAGCGGTAAGGACTACCAAGCTTTTGAGCCTCTTTATAGGCTTGGAATTGTTTTTCAGTCAGTGTACCTGGGGCAAGTTCAGATGGTGTCATACCCATAGGCAATAACGCTTCTCCAATATTACTCATGGCTTCTTTAAGAGTAGAAGCATTGGCAAACCCAGGTATAGCCATCAAAGCGGCAACACCACCACCAGCCTTCATTGCTTTCTTCATCTCATGGGTAAGGTTAATCTTTGGCCCAGCAATGTTCTCTTTGCGGTACTGAAGAATCTTTTCTTTTTCTTCTGGTTGCAAGCTTCCACCTTTGCCTGGAGGATATTCAGGCGTGTACCCTAAGATGTCTTTAACTTTGTTGTATGCGGACAAAGCTTCAGGGCCATCTCCGTACATGGAAATAAGGTGCTTTTTCATTGCTTGCTGACCTTTAGTCAACTTTTCTTCGTCAGGAGCAACAGCTTGCTTGGGTGGGCGACCACCAGTCTTTTTAGTTTCAGCGGCAGGCTTTGGGGCCTCTGAAGTAGGTGCTACAGCCCCGGTAGGCGTTGCTCCAATATTCATGTACCGATTAAATTCCTCTGTAACAGGTGCAGTCTGTACAACAGGTGATGCTATAGAGGCCGCACGGGCTTTATCAAGAGATTCAACAGAAGGAGGTGGTACAAACTCCGCAAAAGTTTTGTCAAGAGGCTGTCCCATCAGATTGAACAGAGGAGGTGCTACAGGCGCAGGCTGTCCCATCATGGGTGGCTGTGTCTTAGCGGCTTGCTGTGCTTGAGATATTTCAAACAACCTTTGTTCAATTGGATCTCTTGAAACTTTTACAACAGATGGCGTAGGCTTTGCAAACTCTGGTTCAACAGGGCCAGTAGGTGGCTTTTGATTAACATCCATCAAAGGTTCAGCTTTGCGAATAGACCTATCTGCAATAGATTTAGGTGGCTCTTTAGGTTTGCCGCCAGATTCACTTTCACCGCCAAATGCTTTATTTGCCAACCAAGCAATTGCTGGTATCCCCGCCAATGGCAATAAGCTTTGCCAATTCTTGGTAATGTCGCCAACCAAATTTTGAGTGGCTGATTGAGGTTCAGGCGCAGGCATTTGCTCTTGCAATTGCTTGTTTGCTTCTGCTACTTTTTTAACCAGATTGCTTGCATTAGGTGTTTTAGCAACAGGCGCAGTAGGAGGTGCAGTAGGCGCTACAGGCCCAGGAACCAGTGGTTGTGCTTGAACCTGTACTGGCGCTTGGGCTGGCCCTTGTGCAGGCGCAACACCATAGATGAATTTGTCAGTTTCTTCAACAGGAAACTCAGCGTATTTTGTTGCCATTTATCAATCTCCTGGTGACAGGCCAATTTGGTTTCTGTTGTTGACCATCAAGGAACCTTTGGGAGGACGGATTACTCTGCCCTCAATATTCGATCTCATCTTGTGTTCAAAGGTGTTGTTGATGGCTTTAAAGATGTCTGATTGCTGGAAGTTTTGAGCCAATGAATCAACATCAAATGATTTGCCAGTCTTGGCTTGCTCTCTTTGAGCCGTATACAACTCTTTAGACCATGCCGCCATCAACGCATTGTTTCGTTGTTGGCTAACACGATTGGCAATCATTGCATCCGCACCACCAGTATATGGATCTGTGTCTGGCACAGTGTTCCAAGTAGGTGGTTTGACATGCTCTGGAATGTTTTTGTAAGCAATGTCGTTGGCGGCATTCAAAGACTGCAAACGCATAAAATCTTGAAATTCTGCTGGGCTTTTAATAACACCTTGCAACTCTTGCGCCAAAGCCGCTTGCAAAGTCTGTTGCTCTTGGAGCATGTTGGCCTGTGACGATGTTGCAATATTTGCCTCACGCCCAGAAACACCAGCTTGCGTACCAGCAGAAGTACTGGCCCCCATAGAGCCGCCAGCAGACAGCTTGCTCCCAGGTGGAGGCACACCGCCCTCTCCAGCGCCTTGCATACCAAACCCACCAGATACGCCAGCAGTCTGACCAGCAACAGCTTGTCCAGATGCGTTGACGTTTAGGCCAGCTTCACTGGTTCTGCCAGTTGATCCAGTAAGCTGATTGAGCCTGTTTACAACACCCAGGATCTTTTGTCTGCGCTCTGGTGGAAGCGTTGAAATGTAATTGAGTACAGGTTTTAGCTTGGTGGTTAATTGCAGTTGTTGGTCAATGTTCTCATTGGCACCACCAGCAAGTCGAGCGGCGTTATAGGCATCATTGGTTGCCAATTGAAATTGACTACGCAAACCTTGTTCAGCCAGCAATTGATTGTTTTTGCCGTTTACCCAAGGCGCTGTCTGCAATGCCTTCTTGTCGGTATCAGTAAAAATTCCACCCTTTTGATCAAGATTCTTGATCTGATCTGGCGTTAAGAATTTTCCTTCACGGTTTTTGATACGGCCCGTGTAACCAAAATCATTTTCTTCACGGAAATAAACTTCGTTGTTTAGATCCCTGGCTTCTTTTTCAACAACACCACCGCCATTAAACCATTTCAATGCTTCGTTGTAATTGCGTCCAAGGACGTTAACAATAACCTTATCCCACTGAGTTTTTTGGTTGGGTCGATATTCTTGAGTCTGTGTATTGTGTGTTGCAACAGCATCAGCCAAAGCAACCCTGGCTTGTGGGTTACTTGCGTTGTTTACGTTGTTAACAATGGATTTAAAAGTTTCTGGATATTCAAGAGTAACCTGAGCAACACTAGTTGAAACTCCAGGCACCGCAGGCTTAACAGATTCTTTCATGGCATCAGGGCCACCAGAATATTGCTGTGGTGTTGAAGGGGGCGCTACAGGCGATAGAACCGCTGTGTTGTCATCAGGATATGCCATGTTTCACCTTTTAAGCCATTGCGATTGAAGCTAAGTTATCCAACCCACCCAGGCCTTGCAACAAACTTGATTTTTGATCTTCATCTAAGCCATATTCATATTGATATGCAGGCTGTGGCGCAGGAGCGGCAGGTGCCATTGGTGCGGCAGGAGCAGTAGGTTCATTAGGAGGAACAGGTTGTCTCATGTTTTGTGCAGTAGACATTGCTCCAACAAAATTACCAGATCCTACCTGTGATGTCATATTGCCTGCGTTAGACATTATGTTTTGCACAGGAGCAAGTCTTTGATTTAAATATTGGTTGAAATCCTGGGGAGGTGGGATGCCTTGTTTTGCAGGCGTTTGTTCCATCTCACCTGTTTTGCGATCAAAACCAGCATATCCAGCCCAATCTGAATATTGTTTAGGGTCAGCAAAAGTAAAAGAAGCCATTTTTGTCCCTTAAATCTTAAAGCCCATGCCTTTGCTACTTTGACCACCAGACGTTGTACCGCCCTGTGTGCCAGCAAAGTTAGGTGTCGTAGATTGTTGAGGCGTACCAAAGATCACAGATGCATACTTGGAATACACATCTTGTGGTGTCTGAGCGTAGCCAATCCTTGATGCGGCGGCAGTTTGTGCCCCAGTAAGGTTCTGACCACCCAGGGTAGCCAATTGGTTAGCGGCGGCGGCTTTGTTCGCCTGTACTCCAGCACGGGCGGCGGCGGCGGCAGTAGCTTGGCGTTGCTCTTGCAAACTACCAAGATTAGCGTTAGCCAAAGCGGCCCTGGAAGAACCCAAGCCACCAGCACCACCATACCCAGCCACTTGTTGGTTTACCAGTTCACGCCCAGACTCAATGCCAGACTGCAATGCGGCTTGCACTTGTTGTTGCTCATACTGAGGGTCAAACAGCGATTGCAGGCCTTGTATGCCGCTTGTCAGGGCAGAAGAGCCAGCACGTTCTTGTTGTGCGCCTGCCCGACCAGACACATCCATTGCAGTCCTGGCGGCAGTAGTAGCGGCAGGAGCAACTTGCCCATACACTTTTTTAGCACCACCAATTGTTTCTTGGTAAGCCGGGAAAGCTGTGCCTGTTAAAAAACCTGTTTGTGCTTTAAGTAATTCTCTCTGTTCAGGTGTCATCTGAACAGTTGTGGTTTGGTTACTAGAACCTGATGATTTGCCGCCACCCATGATTAGCCGCCTTTCCCTTTACCGCTACGTTGAGCGGGTGCTAGTTGTTGAGATGCATTATCCCACTGAGGAATAGTATTTGCATAGTTATTTGGCTGGCCCATCCTTGGTTGCCCAGAGGTGGCTGAGTTAGTAGATGAACCTTTACCGCCCATTGTGCCGTTAGGTGGGGAATATTGGGTAGGTTGCTCATAATTGCGTTGGCCCTTACCGCCACCTTCAGGCATTACAGCAGGCATCGGTTGTGGCACATCCTGACTGGGTTTTGGAAGCATTGATTTTTGCAAAGCATCATTAAACCCACCTTTCCCAGATGATGGTGCAGGCTGGCTGGCCTGTGGTTGCTGTACTGCTGATGAAAATCCACCCATGATGTTTCCTTATGGTGAGGTAGGCCACACAACACTTGTGGGGTAACCTGATTGCTCTGGTATATCTCTTAACGCTTGCCTATATTGTGCCCAAGCATCTTTGTTTGTAATTGGTACGTCTGCCAACTGAGTCCAATCAGATGCAATCAATAATGCATTTCTACGGCTTTTGATTATTGCCGCTTGGACATCGTAATTCAAAACCCATTGCTTTGTAATAAAGTCAAAGTGGCATTCATAATCTGGTTTGGCTGGCATATTTACCACAACACTATTTTGGAAGTATTGTGTAGCCGCATCAGATTCAACAGGTACTTTAATAAACCCAGGATCAACTATTTGTGCTTCATACATATCCTGAGTTGGCACATACCCAGAATTAATAATTTCACCTGTGGTTTGGTTATATACAGAAAAATATATCATCGTTTGATTAGCGAAACGCTAACTCCAGTAGTGCCAGTATTATCTAGACCGCCTGTATTTGTAACTTGAAACCTTATGGTAACTGGAGAAGCAACGTTAAAAATATATAATCCAGTAATTAAAGCGGCAGGATAATAACTACTTGCAGTTTGACTGTTGTATACAACTAAACTTGCAATAGAAGCAAATGCGGCATTACCAGGACTACCAATCGCAATTAGATTTGTTGTTCTAGTTAAACTTGTTCCACTTCCACCATAGGTTCTACTTGCAGTACCACCCATAACAATAGCGGCATCGCCTGGAGCCATTGGGACATCAACAAATGTTCCTTTTGAACTAATTGTAATAGCATTGTCAACAATATTAGTTGTGTTAACTACGTTGCCATTTAACGTCAACTGACTACTGTTAAAACTAATATTGGTTGTGGCATTGCCAAGCGCAAATGTGCCTGTTGAGTTAATAACAGCACCCGTACCAGTCATGGTAGTCCCACTAATTGCTGGGCTTGTGCCAACAGTTAATGTAGAAGAGGTAAGGGACACGGAATCAATACTGCCAGCAGTAATAGTGCCTAAATTACTATTGATGGCTGAAAGTTGACTGACGTTTAATTTGCCAGCATCAATTGTGTTTGCCGCTATATTAGTACCAGTAATAGTAGAACCAGCGATATTGGTTCCAGTAATAGTAGAACCAGCTATGTTTGTACCAGTAATGCTAGACCCAGCTATATTGGTTCCTGTAATAGTGTTGGCTGATATTTTGTCGCCAGTAATGGTGTTTTGAACAATCAAACTACCAGTAATATAGGTAACAAATAATGTCCAACTTGTTATGTAGCGGTAAACAACGGCGTTATTGGCAGAGTTATAGCTAACAGTACAAATGTCGCCAGCAACAGGGGTCCTGCCCAGCAAAGCTGTTACTTCACCATTTGTTGGCGCACTTGAATCATTGGCTGACCTTGTAATAACAAAAGTAGCCGCCCCTGGCGCTCCATTAGTACCGTTTGTGCCATTAATACCATTAGCGCCATTAATCCCGTTAAACGCAATAGCACGTATGGGATAAGTGACGTTTGTCCAATCAAGAGTGGATGTAGTAGCTGTAGCAACTACATTTAATGGAACAGTGATTGACCACAAGTAATTACCTGGAGTGGTATTGCTTGGAGCGTCTGTATTCCACCCAGAAGGCGCTGTATACGCACCTGTCGCCCAAGTATATGTAGATGTCGTTGAGGGCCTTGTAGGAGGCACTGAAGAACCCGTCCAAATATAGATGGTTGGGAATGCCGACATTACACCATTAGACCCCGCTTGCCCAGGCGCACCATCATAGATAACAGGCAAAATTATAGTTTTACTGGTTGGGCTTAACAGGTTAGACCCATTAACAGTCAGCGTTACTGTTACTCCAGTAGATGAAGATGTCGGTGTAACTACTACAGATGCAGTTGTCGCAGATGTTGGAGTGGCTCCAGATATTGACCAAGCATAAGTAGGTGAAGTGATATTGTTGATCACTGCGGCTAAAGTGGCAGTAGTCGGTGTATATGCACCACCAGCATTTTGCACAAAGCCTGTATAGCCAGATATATCAATAGATGGTCCATCTAATCCATTGGCACCAGGATCTGAAAATACCAATTGAATAATGGCTACAGATGCTTGAGTAACAACACCCAAGCTGTTTTTATATCTAACTGGAACGTTAATATATGCAGGACTGGCAGACATTGCTGTTGGCGCAGGCCACAAAGCATAATCCCCGGCATCCGTTGGATTGCCAATAGTTATATTGGTATAGGAAATATCTGCATTACCAGTAGTTGATGAGTTACCAATACGCCAAGAGTTATTTACAAACCCCACATTACTGTCTGCTTGTGCGTCACTAAATGGGACAACAACGCCGCCATCAGTAGAAAACATTGCAGGATTGACGTTGGTAAACACTGGAGAAAGAGGGTTACCAGCCCTTGGAACCTGCATTGTGGCTGGCGTAAAGTACGAAAAGAATGTTTCCGCAATCACCGGGATATTCCCAGAAGTCACCACATCAAGATCGATGGATGCGCCTGGGTCTATTAGCCAACCAGCATCTGGAGCCGCAGTGGCAACTGCAAATTGAATCTGACGGCCACCAGTACATAGAAACCAAAGAAACTTGGTAACCCCAAAACCGCCTGTTGCTAAATTCCAAACGTAATCAACAGGATTAGAAGATTCAGCAGGATCGTTATTATTTCTAATGCCAAAATACTGCCTGTTTGTAGGCGAGTTGCTAAAGTTAACAGTGCCATCAAAGCTATCAGCATATTTGATAGCCATGTACTTATATAAATATCCTTGAATTTCCCCTGTTGGCCCAGTTATTCGACCTGTGTTGGGGTCAGCGGTATAACTTGTGTTGAAGTTACTCAACATGTAGTTAATCGCATCAGATATTTCTGATGTTGATGGATTGCCGTCAAGCAAAAAAGGCATTAGAACGCATCCTCAGTGACAGTGGCTTGAAAGTTCATGGCAGTCAGATTCCAAGCATTTGTAGCATCGTTTGATTCTACTTTTATAGAAACAGTCCGCACATTGTTTTGCTGAGTTGTCACCCAAGGTGTATCCGTAGCAATACTTGTAACCCCAGTAGCCCCATAAATAGGGGTTTGGGCAGTAGAGTTAGCCCCGCCAACAGTAATATCAACTGTCCCGGTGCCTGCAATTTCAGGCAACATCCTATGAACATAGACCCTAGAACTGTACGGAACAGGACCAGTGTCTGTAGACAATGTCATATTGGTGCGCTCAAACAGCGTAGGAATCGGCGCCGAATTGATGAAAGAGTTACCTTGGTTTGTCTGTATCAGCTTCTGGCTTGCCACTCCTCCACGGGCGTATGTGACGCACCTAGAAACCAGCTTAAAAGCCCCAGAAGTAAAGATGGGCGACTCACAACCATGACAAGCGCCATTGATCTGCTTGGGTGCATTCCAGACTTGCAAATCATATCGATACGACAGCATACGATTGCACCACCCAGTAGAAGTCAAATCAGGATAATAGATTTCAATCTGATTCTTTTGGGTGTTGTTCACCATAAAAATGCGTGAAGCATAAGTGGTGCTTAAATTACCAAAGAAGTAATCTTTTACCTTTTGGTTACCCAAAGAAGAAAAATCAGACCCGTTAAACACCCAGATATCCCTGCTATCTACACCATAGACATTAGTGTCAGTGTTGGTCCAGCAGTTGTTGTTAAACAGTCCTCGACCCTGGTTAAACAAACGAATGCCAAAGATAGGTGCAGTGCTGTTTTGATAGGCAATTGGCGAAAAAACAACAGTGTCCCAGTATGAACAAACGTAGAAGTTTCCACCAAAGAAAAAGCCATCAATGATGGGCCCACGCACAGGAATCTCTTGTTCGTTGGCTACGTTATTTAAGGTTGGTTCCCAAGAAGCTGGAACGCCAGTACCTGCAAATGCCTGTGACCAACGAACAGTGGTTGGGTAGTTAACGGTAGATCCTGAGGTGAAATCTTTGGTGATATTGCCTGCAATCAGGATGTTGCCTACGTTTGGTGAGCAAAAGTTCCTTACAAATCCTGCCCTGGTAGCTGATACGCCAATGTCATAGTTCCAAATATAGTTATTGGGTGGACTGCCATACAAGTAAATTTCTGTAGCTGTCGGCAAAAAGTACATTGGAGGGCGCAAACCGTCATTGATAAAAAATACATTTCCCACGCATGAAGTGGTGATGTTGGTATCGTTGGTATAACCACTCAAGGCCACATTAGGGTTGGCTCCAACGCCAGGAGTGATATTGGTAATGCCAGCAGAGGTCAGCATATACCACCGACCCTCTACAGTAGCAACAATATAGACAAAGCTAGTTTCACTGCGAAACCCACCATCCATAAAGATAGGATTGCCAGGAATAACAGAAAGAATCTCTTGTTCGCCGTAGATCTTCTTTATCCCACGGACATCAGCCTCGACATTTAGCCCTGAGTTGTATTCATTTGGCCCCAAAGCATTGCTGGGCACATCTGGAGTAAAACTCATGTTAGTGAACGGCGTTCTTAGTCTTTGATAGTCACTCATTCATTAACTCCAGATTACTCAAAAGACGATTGTCTGTTGGGGCAAATTCTAAAGCTTTCTTACAAAATTCAATAGCTTGATCTTTGAATCCCAGGCGAAAAGCCGCAATAGATGCTAAGTCATACGGACGTTCCGTCCACACCATAGGGTCCATTGTGTAGTTAATCTGTTTATCAGTGATGTTCAAAGCTGAAATAGCCGCCCCATAGCACTCTGCCCACAGCGATTTCCTGTAGGCGTACATAGCCAGATCCATCCAGGGTTCACGGGTTTCTGGGCATTCAGCTACAGCCATCCTGTACCACTTTACAGCCCGTTCATCTCCAAGTTCTTCATAGCACTTGCCCAACAACCTCATGGCATAACAACGCTCTGTTGTCCACACAGCGTCTGGCAGTGCTAGATACCTGTTTAAAGCTTCTATGCCCTCTTTGTGGTGCCCGTAGTACGTCAGTTCCCTGGCATAGTAAAAGGCGTTCCTAGGGCAGTCTTTATCCTCTTGGACAGCTATTTTAAGCAGGTCAAGGTACTGTGATCTAGACTTTGTCGGATCAGGGTGATGCGTGACTAGCAACATGTCTGAATGCGACCAGATTTCAGTCAACCTGGGATCAGGTCTAAGACTTTCATGGCAAGGGTGGTGCCAGTGATACCCGTGGCGGCTGTGGATCTTTTCAGCATAGAAAGAAATGCCACTTCCCCAATCAAACTTGTACCGCATCCTGGTGGTTTCATTTCGCCAGACACGTTCAATCTCTTGTCTCCACCCAGGCTCTAGGACTTCATCTAGGTCTAGGGATATACAAATATCTATATCTCTGGGAAGTAAAGACAGGCAGGCATCTCTTGCTTTATCAAAGCGCCAAGGGCTGATACAGATGTCGTAAACAACCGCACCATGCTCCTTGGCTAACTCAACAGTGTTATCTGCCGAGCCAGTGTCCGCAATAACAATGAGATCAGCGTCTACAGCAGATTTACAAAAACGCTCAACAAACTGTGATTCGTTCTTGGAGATAGCGTAGACAGCTATTTTCATTGCACAGTATCTTTTACTTCTTCAGTTGGCAGTTGACCTGCAATTTTTTGAACCAGAGGCCAAGCGCCTGATCCAGTAGGCAGTTGGTTAAGGACATTGATGATGTCTTTAACTTCTGCTTCCAAAAGGGTTAAGGTAATTTCTTGCATTGCTTTTCCTTGAAAAATACCGCTGTTTGGGCCAGCGGGTTGCCCTTATCTATTATGCCCAAGGCAGATCAGTGTTCTGTGGGCTGACAGGCGGGGTAATCATGCTGTCAATTTGGCCCTGCACACAGGCTTGTGCGCTTGCCATAGCGTTCTCTGGAATCCACCCAATGACGATGGCTTGGGTAAGCTGGTCGTAGGGGATGAATGTCTCAGGCGCTTGGCTTGAGTCAAAGGTGGTGTTGCCACCAATCTTGGCGGTGTATTCCCCGTCCACGCCAGTGACTGTCCACATTACATTGACCACATAGTCTGGGTCAGGCTGTTGCAGGGTGTACATAGAGGTGATGGTGGTAGTAAAAGTGGTCATAGTTTATGCTCCGTTAAGTTGGGCTTTGAGGCTGTCAACCTCTGCTTTGAGTTCTTGGATGGCTTTAACAAGCAAAGGAACAGCGTAGCCGTAATCCATGTGCCAATACTGTGGATCGCCATTTTCATCAATATCTGCCGTTGGTTTATTGACCAGCCAAGGAATGACTGGTTGTGCTTCTTGAGCAATTAAACCCATCCATGTGCCACGGCTGTTGCGATTGTTTTCGCATTGATCACTTGGGTCATTCCAAGTGTGGTCAACAACACGCAGTTGCCCCAATAACTCAAGAGCATTGCGCTGTGTATCAACGATGTTTTCCTTCAATCGAACATCGGAAGATGTAGTGATTGTTTGATTACCCACATAAAGAGTTACCGTCCCCGACCCAGAACTTGAATTAAATATCCTTGCATTTGTTGCGCCGTTACTGCTGGGATTAACGCCAACATACGCATACAACATATCTGAATTAAGAATGGCTAAGTCAGTCCATGTGATGGTGGTTCCTGCCGCCGCCGCATTGGAAAAAGTATGAGCGCCGTTAAACTGGTTGTATTTAACGGGCGCATATGAATTGCCACCCCGCACCCAATTGGAGCCATCGTAATATCCATTTGATGCCAACTGGGACGAATAATCAGAACTGAGAATTGTTGTTGCAGTATTGTTTTTAATCTGAACCGCTCTGAAAGATGCGCTATTATTATTTGCGGTAGTAGCACCACCAAATGCAAAACCGCCGTAAGTGTCAAATACGGCCCGCAAATTCCCAGCCCCATCAGACAGAACAATGTAGTTGCTACCTGTTGCGGATATAGGTGCGGCGGCTCCTGAATAAGCGCCAATGATGACATTGGAACCTCCAGTTGTAACGCCACCACCAGCACCTACACCAAGGAAAGTATTGTAGTTTCCGCCAGCGCCCAACAGACCGCCAGCGCCAATACCTACGGCAACATTGCCGTAGTTTGGCTGACCACCGCCATATCCAGCGCCGTTACCAACAAAAGTGTTGTCGTTGCCACCTTGGTTTGTATACCCGGCTTGGTAACCCAAGAAAACATTGCCTGTGCCACTTGTAGTCGTATACCCCGCCTGATACCCCACAGCGGTGTTGTTACTAGCGGTGCTGTTGTTGAACAGGGCTTCTTTGCCAATTGCTACGTTGTTGCCGCCAGTGGTGTTGAAAAACAAAGCAATACGACCAACAGAAGTATTGCCAGCGCCTGTTGTTGTAAACAGTTGAACACCTGAACCAACTGCGGTATTGCCATCGGCGGTTGTTGCGCTTTGCAAAGCGCCAGTACCAACTGCGACATTGATTGTTCCAGTTGTGTTTGCAGTTAATGCGTTTTGTCCAACAGCGGTATTTTGAAAGCCCGTTGTGTTAGAGTCAAGAGCACTACTGCCAACTGCTACTGATTCATAGCCTGTCGTATTCGCCGCCAAAGCACTAGCACCCACCGCAGTGTTGGAAACCACAGCACCTGCACCACGGCCTACGGTGAGGCCATAAATCAATCCGTCAGATGCGGAAGAATCTTTAATCAGCTTACCAGTTGTGCTGTTAAACAATGCAATGCTATTTGCTGTGGCAGAGGATGGTCCAACCACATCACCAGAAGCACCAGCGGCAGAAGACAACAAAGTGACTGTGCCAGCATTATTTTTGTAATACAGTTTGCCATCAGTAATGTTGATTGCCAACTCACCAGCCACAAGATTAGTGTTTACTGGAACAGCCGCCGCAGTAGCAGAGTAATAAAGCTGAATGGGTGTGTAGTTAGTTGCCGCCATGTTTTTTCCTTAGAACGTGCCGCCTGAAATTCCGCTTGTTGCCGTCAATGTGTTAAATGTGACATCCGCTGATGTACCTAACCCCAAAGCAGTCCTTGCCGAACTTGCTGATGTTGATCCAGTACCACCGTTTGTAATATCAACAATACCAGTTACGTTGCTAGATGTTCCAGAGATACTACCTTGTATTTGAGAACTAAAAGTCTTGATACCACCAACAGTTTGTGCATCAACTAAATTAACATAGCCGTTAGGACCAAGTACCTCAACCCAGCCGCCAGATTCTCTAAACCAAATCTTTTGTGGGGTGCTAAGTTGAATGTAAATTTGGTTTTGTACGCCGTCACCTACTGTAGGAGCAGATGCCCCAGACAATATAGGCAAACCAGCACCGCTAGAGTAAGCAAATTGACCTGGAACTGACCAAGTCAGACTGCTTGCAGTTTTACTGTTAACCAGGGCAATAGATACCCAAATCAACGTAGTCGGTGATGTTGGAGGTGTTGTTGACCACCCAGCAGGAGGTGTTCCAGTATTTGTAGTGAAGTCCCAAGACCCACCAGTTGGCGTTGCAGGCGCAGATGCACTTGATTGAAACACAAACCATTGAAAGTATGTGCCGCCAACAGTAAATCCATTGCCATATAAGCCAACAGACTCAGAGTTTCCACCGTAAAAACTAGCTGTGGTCAAAATGTACCCCCAGAAACGCCTGTAGTAGCGTTAATGCTACCAATAACAGACAGTTGAGTGCCAGTCCACACCAAATTAGCCGATCCAGCCAAAGCGCCAGCGTTGTTGTACTGCACTTGAGTTGTTGACCCGCCAATAGCTGGAGTTGCTCCCGTGGGGCCTGTGGGGCCTATTGCTCCCGTAGGTCCTGTTGGCCCAGTCACAGTTGAGGCGGCACCCGTAGCACCCGTGGGGCCA